CGGTGATGCCCCAGCCACCGATCTCTCCATAGATGTAGATCTCGATTAGGGCAGGCTCGGTGTTGGCTGTGCCTTCGCCTTCGCCTTCGGCCGCTGCGCTGATCTTGTACCAATGCTGGTCTTCGACCTTCGGCGCCGAGGGCACCTTGTTGAAGATGCGGAATGGCATCAACGGTTTCATGGTTTCTCCTTCTCGTCGGGATCGTCATCGATCGCCGACAACGTGCTGTAGGTGAGGCCCAAGGACTTAGCCCGGGCGAGATCGGCGGCGTTCTCTTCGTCCACCACCTCGGCATCGGTACCGCCTCGCAGGCAAACCTCGCTGCGTGACGCGAAGCCCGCGGCGATTTCCATGGTGCGCGACTGGACGTCCTGGACCGGGTGGATGTAGGCCCAGCCCTGGGGCACCCACCGGGTGCGCTGGTAATCGCGGCGGCGCTGCGAGTAGTCCGGCAGGTCGAGCGCACCGGCGAGTACCGCCATGTCCATCCAGGCTTTACGCACCGGCCGACACAGCTGGTGGACATACACTTGGAACTGGAGCTGCTCCAGCCGGCGTCGAAACTCTGTCAGCACCACACGGATCGCCCGATCGTTCACGCCCTGCATGTCGCCGGTCATCAGCTCGTAAGGCAGCCCCGATCCTGCCGCTGCAGCCATCAGTTGCTGCCGCATGAAGTCGGGGTAGTTGTTGCCTGCGTCTGGCGGGTCCGAGAACTCGACCTGCTCACCAGGAAGCAGCTCCTGCATCGTGCCGGGCTCAAGCCCCACCATCGGCGTGAAGCCGTCACGGTCGTACTTCACCGGCGCGCCAGTGAGCGGATCCAGCTGCGGCGCCCCCTCTGGGGTGGGCTTTCGAACGAAGCCTGCGAAGAGGTTGGCCACCTCTTGGCGGAACAGCACCGCGTCGTCGAAGTTGTCCAGGCTGCGCAGACGCTTCAGCACCGGCGCCAGGCGCGGTACGCCACGCAGTTGCCCCGGCTCCAGCGGCTCGAAGACATGCAGCATCTGCTCGGCTGGGATGCGCACCAGCTGGTTGTAGCCGACGTTCAGCGCCGACTTGTCGCTGGGATGGTTGCGGTAGCACCAGTACGCTACCCGCCGCCCCATGCCGTTGAACTCGATCCCGGCGCGGATAACGTTGCCAAAGCGTGTCAACTCGAACTTGTCGTGGGGGACGAATTCAGGCGCCAGGCACTGCAGCTGGAGCGGCACCGCGTAGCCATCCTCCAGCCGGCGTGGGCGCAGGCGGATGAAGCATTCGCCCGACTGCTCGACCGTCCGCGCCACCAGCGCCTGCAGGCCGTAGAAGTCGGTGAGCTGATCGGCGTCAGCTTCGTCCACCCAATCCTCCCACAGCACCTGCATCGCCTTGCGCACCGCCTTGTCGAGCAGCTGCGGATGCGGCGTGATGCCAGTGCCGATCAAGTTGCTTACGCGCTTGTCGATGACGTTGGCGGCGTAGGGGTCGTTGCGGACCGCGCTGCGGGAGCGAGAACGCAGGTTGCGCAAGGCCGGCATGATCAAGCTGTTCACGCCGGTGTCCGGCGCATCCCAGTTCGATGAGCGCCGTCCCTCAGCGGCGCCTTCATAGCTGGCCTTGATCCGCTCGGGCACAAGAATGCCGGAGCGGCCAAGGGTCAGATAACGTCCGCTCACAGGCCTTTGCCCCCGTGGTAGACGCGCACGACGCGCGAGCGCGGCCCGGAGGCCTTCACCAGTTCGGACTTGATCAGGTCGCGGGCCTTGATCAACTCGTCGACGGTTCGATACTCGACGGTACGGTCCGAGTAACGGACGATCTTTTCTCCGCGCGCGATCGCCCGCTCGACGGTGGCGAGGTCTGCTTTTGTATAAGCCATGTCAGCGTCTCTTCAGATAGCCGCTGCTGGAGCTGCGGCGTTGCATAGGTTGAGGCGCGGCTCGCGGAGCCGGCGGTGTTGACGGTGTTGGCGGATCGGTGCGCCTAATCGGTGCCGATGCCGGCTGCTCGTCCTCTTCGTTCTGGTCGTCGCCGTCTGGCTCGCTGGCCTGGGGCCGGGCTGGCTGCTGCTCGCCCTGGTCGAACAGGCTGGCCTGCGCAAGCGCCTGCCGCAGCTTGTCCCAGTCCTGTTCGCCATAGCGGTGCAGGCCGAGGAAGTTGGCCATGGCCAGGTTGTACACCATGAGGTCCAGCGCCTCGTTGCGCTCGGCCTTGCTCTTGACCCACTCGATCCGCTTGTAGCCCTTCACGTAGCGGGCGATCTTGCGTTCGGCCACGCACTGCTGGAAAAACTCGTCCGGCAGGTCCTTTGCGAAGTGCAGCGCACCGGGCCCCGTCTCGAACCTGTAGCGGTTGTAGATCCAGTCCTTTGCCGTGTCGGTACCGACGATCCACAGCTCGGCGCCGTTGCGCTCGGTCTGGCCCTTCCAAGTGACGTCCACCTGCGACGGGCGCTGGGCGATCACCGGCCTGCCCGGCTTGCTTGCCCCTTTGAGCGCGAACACGTTGCGCCAGCGGCGCACGCGGGTGAACTGGTAGACCTCATGCGTGTGGTGGCCGCCGGAGTCGATGCCAGTGGCCAGGATCCCTAGGCTGACGCCGCAGGGGTGCCGGTACCGGATCTTGAGGCGGTCATCCAGTAGAGCCCAGGTACGCTCGTCGGCCGGATCGCCAGGGATCACCTGGTGATCGACCACCCAGCGCTCCATTCCGGTGCCCCAGGCCATGACCATCAATTCCAGGCGGTTGGCCTGGACATCGACGGATGCCGTCAGCGCAAGTGCCCCCACGGGCAGGGTGCCCAGCACGTAGTCTTCCTGAAGCGCACGGGCCTGCAGCACCTCGGCCTTGGTCTGCTCGATCGCGCTATCCCAGACCTCGGCCAGACGGGTGTTGTAGAACACCTGCATGGGTTCGAGGTCGCCGCGGTCCTGGGCGCGCTTGGCCTCCTCGAACTCGCGGGCCAGCATGGCCCAAGAGTGCCAGCCGAGCGGGGCGTACAGTGCGTTGAGGTGAAAGCTCACTGTTTCGCCGTCGCCCTGGGAGTGGGCACGCCACTCGCCGTTCGCCAGCATATCGGCCTTGTGATGTTCTTCGATCAGCACGTCGCAGTCGGCGCCTTCGCACTGGTAGTGCACGCGGCTGAAGTCAGGCGAGTACAACAGGCGATCCCACTTCAAGACCTGCATCGTCCCGCACGTTGGGCAAGGCACGTAGTAATGCCGTTGATCCCCCATCAGGAACAGGTCGTCAATCCGCGAGGCGCCTTTGATGAGCGGCGAGCTGGAGAAATAGAACTTGGCGTTGCGGCCGAAGGTACTGCCCCGCGCCTCGGCCAGCTTGATCGGGTCGCCCTCTTGATCGACATCGACATCCCAGCGGTCGACCTCATCGCCATACACGTAGCGGGCGGACAGCTCCGAAAGGTTGGCAGCCGAGCCAGCGGTGGTGGCGTACAGCGTGCCGCCCTCGAACTCTTTGGTGTCCATCGTGTTGCGGGCATCCCTGGAACGGTTAGCCGCCACACGCGCCTTGAGTTCTGGCGTTGCGTCGATCGTCTTGCCGATCCGCGAGGACACCCGCTTGGCCAGGGCCAGGCTGGGCAGCAGGGTCAGGATGTTGGAAGGCGCCATGTGGATCAATGCGCCGATCCAGTTCAGGGCGATCTGGGTTTTCATCAGCTGCGAGGCAACCTTGGTCACCACCCGTTTGCAGGGGTGGGCAGGCGACAGGCAGCGCATGGGTTCGCGGGCATACGGGGTACGCGCGGTGCGGTACTTGCCGGGCTCGGCGGCGCCGGTATCACGCGGGATCCGCATGTACTCGTCCGCCCACTCGTCTACCCACAGCTCGGGGTCAGGCGTCAGCCCTCGGCAATACGCTTCGCGGTACACCTTGGCACCGTCTGCGTATCCGGTGGGCATAGGCTCAGCTCTGTGTGATGGCTCGGTCGAGGTCGGCACTGCTCATCTTGTCGACCTCGGTGAATACGCGGCGGAATGCGGTGGCAAGGTGCTTCTCGATGTCCCATGGATCGTCCATCCCCACCAGCTCGGCAGCGAGTTGGGGTGCAAGACCGAAGAATTGGTCGCGAAGCATCCGGCCTGCGGCATAGGCCGCGTCTTCCACCGCCTTGCGCTCGACCAAGTCGCCCTGGACCTTGTGGAACTCAGCCTCGGCCAGCTGCGCCAGGTAGAACTCGCGATGGGCTTTCGACCGCTGGAAGTTGTGGCCACTGCCCGGCGCCGGCTCCGGCTGCTGCACCGCAGGTGTGTCGCGGCCTGGCTGGAGCTGGCTGCGCACGTCGCGTTCTATCCGGGCTTCTTCATGCCGGGCCGCGACTGGCGCCTTGGCCGGATCCGCCGATTCGGCCAGCAGCACCTCGGTGGCTTCGACGTCGACCTTGCCGTCGGCAGTCAGCACCAAGCGCTCCTGCTTGGCCAGTTTGGAAACGTAGGATTTCGACCATCCATTGCGGGCGGCGAACTCCGATTTCGTCAGATGTGTCATGTCGAAAAGTCCAGTTCACCCAATGAATTCAGGGGGTTAACCAGTTCACCGCAGTTCACTAAGCGGGTGAACCGTCCGCTAACAAAGAGTCGCGGGTTCCCGGTCCCGTACCCCGGCAATATAGCCAGGGTCCCCGGCCCCACCCAGGATTCCGGGCGGGTCACTGGCCTGCCTCGCTGCCTGCTGGCTGCACCTGGGCCAGCCCCAGCCGCTTGGCGGCCCAGCGCTCGTAGAGGTTGATCGCCACATCGGCGCCGGCCATCGCGGTCAAGCAACCGACCGCCGCCGCCATCCACACCGATGCGCCGAGGGCGTACAGCAGCATGTTGGCGGAGAGCCCGCAGGTAACGCAGGCACCCGAGCGCAGAGCGAGCCTGCGAACCAGCCCCCAACCTCGAGCACCCGCCTTGTCGGCCCGCCACATTTCACCCGACACCCCGCCGACCAGGGACAGTACGATCACCATCCAGATCGGCATCTCGACTAATGCTTGTTGCTCGCTGTTCATGCAGGCCTCAATTGGCAAAGCACGGCGCCGGAAAAAGAAAACCCCGCCAGGTGGCAGGGTTCTCGATGCGCCGACAGGTCGGAGCGGGTTGCACAGCACAGTGCTTGTTGGGGAAGCGCCTAAGCGCACTTTTGATATCGTGGCGCCTTTTTACATGCCACCGGAAAAACCGAAAAGAGGTGATTTTCGGTTCGTCAGAATGTGGTCGCTATGTAGCCTCAATGTTGCCAGAAAGTTGCATTCTTACCCGACGAACGGTCTGTTGGCGAACCCGGCCAGAACGCGCCGCCAGGATGGCCAGCACCTGCAGGTGCAACGCTTTCACCCAGTTGCGGTAGGTCCGGTCGGCATGCTCGGCCAGCCCTACTTCACGCATCTGCTCCCTAATCGTGGCGCGATGGAGGTAGCGCAGCTCGGCCAGCTTGGCCAGCGTCACACCGCGGTCATTGCGCCGGGCAAGCTCGGCGACCGCCGCGTCGACCTCGGCGGCCGCGTGATCGAGCCCGGCACCCGAGATCAGAATGCGCGAACCCGATGCACCCGTGCGCGGTGCCGACCCCTTCCATTCCATGATCGTGCCCATCTGGCTGCCCAGGCTCGCATCCAACCCCAGCTGTCCACGTTGATCCCCCCAATGCTGCATCAGGTCACCAACCAGGCGCAGGCGCTCAACCGGGTTGATCAGTGGCGCCATGTCGCTCTGGTGCTGGGCCAGTTGAGCCAGGAGCTGAAGGCGCAATCCCGTGTCCATCGTCATCGCAACCCCTCCAAATTCAATACCCAACACACATTCAGCCAACCCAACACAAACCCAACACAGATAAAACCCAGTAAATTCAATGGATTGGATAAACCTGTGTTGAGTGTGTTGGGTGTGTTGGGTTTATCGAGCTTCGCATC